AGCTGTGAAGATCACTGGCTGTTGGAGATCTCAACGCAACACTCAGGACGAAGCACGCCGAAGCCTGCTGCGTATTGAGCTTTCAGCTTAGTACTGTTGTACATCACTTCGTAATCGTTGCCAGTTTGTGACATCTGGATGTCCTTCAAAGTAACAGCGCCAATACCATTACGCTGGAAAGCCAGCATCTTGGTATTAGTCATGTTCACTGTTGAAACAACATCAGAACCGTTAAAGACATAACCAGCTTCACCTGATCCTGCAGTCACATTGCCTTGGGCGATGTTGTTGCTGGAGTAGATGCTGAAGCCAGCAAGCTTGGCGATCTGACCTTCGCTGTAGGAACCGTTAGAACCTTGCTGGTTGAAGTCGAAGTTCACAGCGCGTGAACTCTGAATCAACGTATAGAAGGACTCAGGTGTACAGACGACGCAACGATTCTCCTTGGAGATGTCCTTGGAGTCGAGTGCTTCCGCAGCAGCAAAGACAGCAGCAACCAAGTCGTCAGCTGTAGGAGCTGCCTTGTTGATGTCTACAACTGTGCCGGTACGGTAAGGATCATCAGGACTCAGACCAGAAGGAAGATCCTGGGTCAAGTCACCTGTTGAAGTACGAGCACCGATTGCAAGCAAGCGAGCAATACGCTTGTCCCAAGCTCGGGCTAAGGCCTCACCCAATTCTGTTGAATAGATGCTCCTAATATCGTATGCAGCCTTAGCTTCATCTAAGTCAAAGATGTCAGCAGCGGCAGTTAAGTACTGATCGATCTTGATGATAACTTCGTTCTGCGCCATGTCTCCTTGGCCGGAGACAAATTGGCCTGGCGTTTGCCAGTCTGCCGTGAAGCGACCTGTCACTGGGAACTGTGCAGAGCGGCCTGAACTAATACTCCGCTTCTGAATCATGTCGCCGAACACGCAGATTCGCTTGAACGCTGTTAGCACCTCTCCTGAAAAAACCCGTAAAAATAAAGCGTTGTCCTTTGCCCAAGTGCCGCTATCACCATTGATAACGCCACCCCTAGTAAGGGTGATTGGATCCATTGCCATGATCGTTGCCTAAATAGATTTGTGATTGATCGACAATGAGCTGGTTTGGCTCACCATCATCACTACCTAGGTGTCTCCGTAGAGGGCCAGGGAGCAGATGCAAATGGCGTCGTATCTGCTCCCTTTATAAGTCATTGTTACCGACTTTGAAACACACCCGTACTTGCAGCCATGCGTTGCTCTACTTCTTTGATGTAGGTGGGATCCATGCGGGGGCCGTTTTGATACCGAGGATCATTCATAGCTGCAACAACTTGAGCTTCAGATTCAAACGGCATTGCGCTTGATTGAGCTGCAGATGTACCACGTGCAAGTCTTGGTTCATAACCAGTTGCCATCATGTGATCATATTGAAGGCCCTTCAATTGATTAATGATCTGCGACTGGTCACCTGCTTCCAAGGCTTTATTGAACGATGTCAATCTTGCCTCAGGAAGATGGGTGCTAGCCCAGCCTGCAACAGCCTTGTAGCGATCTTCACCACCAACCTGTCTGAACATGGACTCACGGATCTCTGCCGCTTGTTCAGGTGTTACTTGATTGGCAGGCCGAGCTTCTTGGTCCTGCTGCTGCTGTTGCGGAGGAGCAAATTGTTCAGGTTCTGGTGGTGCTGCCTCTTGCCCGCCCTTCAACCTGCTGTACTCAGACTGCAGAGACTTGAAAGCCTCAACCACTTCATCAGTTGAGTTGTACTTCCCCATGATCAGGCCTTCACCTTCAGGGAGTGCCTCATCAATTAGTTCAGTACGTGCTGCTTCAACCTTTGCTGCTTCCTCTGCAGCACCATCAGACTCAAAGGAGCCGTCACCTGTTTGGATAAGAGAATCAGTCATTAGTTGTAAGAACCTTTTTCCTTCTTGAAGTTGTCCTTGATAATCATGCGGCCACCATCAGGCAAGTCTCTATAGCGAGTACCTGGTGGCAATGCATCATCAGGCTGCTGCTGTGGGTTGACCTTGCTGGGGTCCGGCGTTGATGTTCGCCGTGACCTGGGGAGGGGCTGTTGCTCCATTTTGAATAGCACCTTGCGCGAGTTGTTGTTCTAAGTTTACCTGTTGTGCTTGTGCTTGTTCAGCTTGCAGTTCTTGCTCTGACTTCACCAATCCTGCAATGTCAATACCATCAGAAGCAGCAAATCGTCTGATCAACTCAGATGGGTTGATGAAGGACAAGAACTGTTCTGGTCCCAACGCAGCGCTGATTGTTTGCAGGAACTCAGTAAGCCGTGCCTTGTCATTGCCCCGTCCAATCGCTTCCAGTCCTGTTGTGATCTGCGGTGAGATCAATCCTTCAGGAATGGGTGGCACTTCGCCGTCCTGCTCCATTAGATAGAGCACCCGTTGAATCAACGGCAGCTGCATCTCAGTGGACAGCAGGCTGTAAGCCCCAGCCAATCCAGAATCCAGAGACTCGGCCATGACTCTGATCTCTTCTGCTGTCACCCTCTCAGCGTTTCGTTGAATTGCTTCGTTAGATAAGAAGGCAAAGTTCAGCCGACGTTCAATGATCTGCATCGTCTGCAGTGCAGTAGAGAAGTCATTTTGTTTATTCGTCTGAAGGGCTTCAACATCAGCTGCGTTACCAGCAACGATTGCACCGTTCTCAGCACGGGCCAACACGTCAGCTCTAGTCATCCCGTTGGGGTTGACCAAGAACATGGCCTTAGCTGCAATCAAGCTGCCTTCAACAATTGCCTGACTTAGTGATTCAAGAGACTGCAGATCTCCAATCACGTTCTCAGTCAGTGAGCGACCGTAGCTTTCGCCTGCGATGGCTTGCATGCGCAAACAAATCCAGGGGTTGCTCGCAAGCTTGCTGAATCCACTGGTCTTAGGAATCTTCTTGTCGTCATATTCCTGATGCCATTCAACCAAGTCCTCGTCAGCATTCACCTTGACGTAGGTGTACAAGTCATAGGGCTTACGAGACACGTCGTCCTCGTTGTTGACATCCTTGACTTCCGTGCCTGGTGGCAAGTGATCTGCTGCCACTTGCTCGCGGACCACGATCTCACTGATGTTGCCCTCAGGGTCACGGTCAACGACATAGGAACGCAGGCTGTACATACGCACGCCTTCTGCTCCTACATAAAGCAGAGCGTTACCACCAACAATCAAATGCTTGATTGCTTCAAACAAAGCTGTCCTTGCCTTAAGGGAATCAAGCTTCAGCAACAGCTGTCTCTCCATAGAAGAGAGAGCGATGTCTAGCTGTGACTGCAACTCAGTTGGGTCAGCCTGGTTCTGCTCCATGTACTCCTCCAACTTCGCCTTATCAATCGTCAAACGAAAGAAGGGTTGAGCTGGGGGATAGAGAGCAAGGAGAAGTTTGGCGCTTAGGCCTGACACTCCAACAGCCCCAGCTCCTTGATATAAGGACTTCAGATTGTTGTAGTCCTCGCCGGTCCAACCCCAGTTCAGATCTGACTGAGGAATGAGAGCAGGGATTGTTAGAGCAGAGCAATCAATAGCTCGCTGCAAGTAAATGGAACGATGGAGTTGGAGATTGTTCCAACGAGAGCGAGCTGTGTTTTTCATTAGGCGAGTTGTAAACCTGACAGTGGATTGGCTTGTGTCCCTAGACCGCTAACAATTGCAAGTGATGCAAGGCCTGATGTCTTTTTTGTTGGTTGACCTAGGTCACGACGCTGTTCAGCTGCTGCTGATTTCTCAGCATTAGGAACATCAGCGCGAGAAAGGTTTGCAAACTCAGCTTGTTGTTTTTGAAACTGGGCCTGCTGCTGAGCCATTTGCTGGCGAAAGTTGTCCTGTGAAGCAGCAAAGGAACGAGCCTGTTGATCTAGGCGTTGGCCAAGACTGCCAATTTGACTGTTGTATCCAGCAGTGACATCTGCTGTGATTTGGTTTTGAGCGTTAGGCGAGTAGTACAGGCCCTGCGCTGCCGCAAGTTCTGTAATTTGTTGCGTCGAAAGACCAGCTTCTTTTGCCCTGTTGTAAGCAGGTAAGCCAAGGCTGTCGAAGTTTGCTTCGATGTAAGAGCGAAGGTCGGTGTTGGCCATAGTTATGCGAGGGAAAGACCAGCGGTGGGAGAGGACTGAGTGCCTAAACCACTAAGGATGGATAAATCAGATAAGCGATTGCTTTCTTTTTCGCGAGTAGTGTCTTTTCTTTGGTCGCCAATCTGTGCGCTGAATGCATTCTCTTCTGCTTCAGGCACTCGTGCCCGTTGCATGTTCTGCATCATGGCCATCTGTTGGTTGTAACTATTTTGCGCAGCCTGCATTTGGCCTTGCATCATTGTTTGGAATTGAGTCATTGAGTTCTGCTGAGTTGCAAGCAGATCTTCAAGAGCCCCATAGCGTTCGGTAAATCCAGCCGTCAGCTCGGCCAATCGTGCATTGAAGTCATCGTTTAATTGAGTGGTGTTGTTTGCAATGTCTTCAGTTGCCTTTTCTGCATACTCATCAGCTCTGTCATTAGCAGCTTTGACATCATCTGCTAATGAACCAAGGATGTCATCGTATTCACCAGTGTCTCTTGGCGATGCTTCTTTTTCTCCTTCAGGTTCAGACTTCCTGGGACCGCCAAGAACATCGTCAACTCTTCCGTAGACAGTGCGAGTGCCTCCTTTCTCCCGCCGACCATCTCGGCCAGCTCCTGTCCAGCCTCTGTACTTTTCCTGTCCAACAGCAACCCAGCCTTCTCCTCCTGTGTAGTTAATGTCGAACCCGTAATCTTCATGGGCGCGAGGTTCACTTGGGGGAAGGTATGGGATGCCGTATTTGGTAGCCCATGCGTTACCTGTTCCCGATTCGTATTCGGAAGCCATAGCTTTGAAATCAAATAGGACTTTTAATCGGCTGCCTTAAGTCCTTGAAGGAACCTAACCACAGACCGTTGTCCTGAAGAATATCTGATCTGATCAACAGAGTCAGCTAGCTCCGGTGTTCGCTCAGGGAATAAACGATCAAGTGCATCTAACACTTCATCGCTTATACCTTGAACAATGATGCGCTTCAGTGTGTCGGGGGATTCCATAAATGGACCTCATGTGTTTTGAAGTTGTACTCTCCATTGCGCAAGATGCGCGTCAGTCGAGCCTGTAGTAAGGCAGTTTCCCTTGGCGTCGGGTCTTTCCCTTTTGATCGATATGTTGAAACAACGTTTTCCCAACACTCCACGGGGTCCGCAAGGTTGAACCCTTCAACAATTCTCTGGGCACCTGTCGGGCCAACGCTTTTGCATCCCGGTATTCCATCGGTTGTGTCTCCACTGATTGCTTGTTGATACCTGAAACGTTCTGCTTCTTCATCGGTTACTCCCCAGTCTTCTTTGTCAATCCAGGTGTGATGTCCTGGGATTTGATTTAAGTCTTTGTCGCCTGATGCAATGACCACTTGTCTATCACTAAGCATTGTCGCAAAGATACCTATAAGATCATCAGCTTCTATGCGGTGATACATGTAGGCACCCTCCTCTTGTAACAGCTCGTTTTTAAGAGCCTTAAACCCAATCGGCTTTGGTCCTTTCCTATTGATCTTGTAGGTAGGTGCCAACTCACGCCGGAAGGCAGAGCGCTCAGTAAAGCAATGGATGACATCACTGCGTTGAAGCTTGTACGCATCAAGCCAGCGATCAACTGTGTCCCAGTAATAACGACGGGCATCAGGCAGCTCGCTGTGCCTAGTCCATACGTCATCAGCTAGTTCAACCTCAACCTCAGTCGAGGAGCACGCTCTAAACAAGAGCATGTCTGCATCAAGGATCAGAGTCATTTGATCTCCATGTCACGCACAATGTCACGCACGCCGTTGGTGGCACAGCACCAACCAGACCAGTAAGCCTCGGCGTATGAGAAAGGAAGCTTGTGCTCATAACCACAAACAGCGTTCTCTAGATTTTTCATCCCGTCGTTGTACATCACGTTGAGCGCAGCACCTGTAATTGTGTAGATGGCGTCATCATCAAGTGGGCCTTTGAGCTTGTAAGTCATGAGGTCGATTATCAAGTGAGCAAATGTGGGTCGGACTTACATGAGCCGGATCGGCAAAGGCTTAAGGGGAACACTCCACCCCAGCCGACTGCCCGGCTACAACGCCGATTGTTAGTTGTTGATTTCGTGAAACCTGCAGCTGTCCATGTAGTGCAGCTTTGACATCAAGCCAAGGGTTCCCTTGACCCTGTTCTTTTTCAGCCAACAGTTAGTCGTGTTCGCTTCAATCTTGTCTTCGCTGCTTGGGTTGCGTTGAAGCATGACAACGTGGTCAGGAATTTGCGCAAGCGAATGCGAGCCCCTAAGTGATTCCAACCCTGGTTCCCCACCGGACTCAGCCGCTGTTCCAAATCCGCTGGTTCTTGATAGATGGGCAACGACAAGCATCGTGAATTTGAGTTCAACGCAGAGCGTTTTGAGATCTTTGATGCAGCGGTCAATAGCCCGGCGCTGGTCAGTAGCAAGAGAAATACCATCAGCTAATAAAGAGAAGTGATCAAGGACTACGACGCGACAGCCTTCGCCGAGAACGTAGTGTTTAACAGCAGCAACGAAGTCATCAAAGTCTTCACTGCCAAACTTATCTGCGAGAAAGATGTTGTCAGCAAAGGTGTCTAAAGCTTTCTTGATGTCCTCAGGATCGCGGCGTTGTCTTTGTTCAACGGTGTCAAGGTGAAAGCCAGGGCTATAACCCAGCTCTTCGCTCAACATCCGTTCGAGACTGGTAACGCAGTCCTCTTCGTAACCGAGATAGGCAACTCGGATCCCACCCTTGGCCAGGCTTAAGGCAATGGATCTAGTGAATAAGCTCTTGCCGATCCCCGTGCCACCGGAAACCATGATCAATTGACCTGGCTTCATCCCTTCGGTGTATCGGTTCCACCCTTCCCATGGGAAAGGCAGACCCATCCGATCAACAGGATTCAACACCTGATCCAACAGATCAGGAGCATGAACAATGGAGTCAGGCCGGTGCTTACTTGCGTTGTTGATAGCGCCAAGGATGGCGGCTTCATCGTCAGCAACTAACGCTTCATTGGCATCTTTGTAAGCAAAGCCAGCAGCAATGCAGGCCGTAGGCCCAACCAATTCAGCAAGCTTTGCCGCTGCTTTTTTACCTGGGTCATCGTTGTCCATAAAGATGACAACACGCTTGAACCCAAGGATCCAAGAGAGCTGTTCTTGACAGGCCTTATGTGCTGACTGAGCACCATCAGGGATGGAAGCACAGACAAACTTTTGGCTTGCTCTGTTCTTACTCAGTACCTGATGCACTGACATGGCATCGATCTCTCCCTCACATAAAACGAGAGTTCCTTCACTGCCTAGGTGCTGCCCGAACAGCTGAACCTTGATGCTCTTGTCACGGCCAACCCAACCGAACTGCTTATCGCCGTAGCGGATGTGCTGTGCTGTGGTCAGTCCGTTGCTGTCTCTGTAGTTAGCGATCTGTGCATCAGATCCTCTGAACTGACCAGCAACGTAGTCATATAAGCGAAAGGTTTTAGATGCAATCTTTCGCAGGCTGTCGAGTGGGTTGCCAGGTAGCAACGCCACTTGCTTGGTGACTTCATCCGTGCGTGGCACGTTCAACAAGTCAGCGACTGAAGTGTGTTTACTCATTGGCTTCCAGGGATCTCCATTTGAATCCGATCTCCTTTCACAGACGAAGCAGTAGATGCTTCCGTCTTCGTATTGCCACGCCCCGTCCGTGCTTTCGCAGTCTTCACGGGGACATGGAAGGTGGGTTTTTGCCCTGCCAGCCATTGCTCTAAGAACTCCTTAGGGATAGGGATGGGACACCAAGCAATCCCGTTCTTGGTTGCCCATTGGGCATAGGTGGTCTTGCTCTTTTTGTTCAACGTCTGGTGTGGACGTTGGAGTGCAACAAAGATCTTCAGGTCAGGGTTGTTGATAACAACCGAAAGGAATTTCTGGCGATCGGAACTCTGCCACCAGCCCTTGACCTCTACGTGTACGTCACCGATCTTGAAGTCCGGCTTGTACTTGCGGTGAAGGGTGTAGGGAAAGGATTCCTTTTCGTATTCAGGGTTGAAACCCTGCTCACGCAGGGCATCTTCAACCTTGTCTTCCAGACCTGAACGATGCTCTTTGTTCTTGCGCTGTTTATTCCAGCGGTTGAACTTTTCAAGCATCAGATCAGTGCTTCTTCTTCAGGTTCAACAACGAACGTGCCGCCATCAATGGCCTCAAGTTTCACGTCGTTACCTTCCGCTAGCTCTGCGATTTGAAAGCCAACAAGCCTCAGGCTGATGCCTTTGTTGCCTGGGTTGTTGTAGATCCCGTGCTCATAGACAGCAAGGCCGCGACTTCCGCGAGGGACATCAATGGGATCAGTGAGGATGCGACCCACTGAGTCATAGATGCGAGGAGGAGTCTGCTTGTTTGTGTCTCCCTGCTTGCTCTTCCATGTGGTTTGACGCTTAAAGACAGCGAGGAAGTTGCCTTCATCAGGAGTCTTGTTGCCTTCTTCGTCCTTGATTTCGCTCGGCTTGATGCCGTTCTTTAGCGATGCAAGAGGAGGGAACTTGGCATGAAGAGGGTTCTTCTTTCTGTACGTCTCAAGCTCGTCATCCATGCGAGTGAGCATTTCATTAGTGGCTGGCTCGTCAAGAACTAAGCCCAAGGTCCACTCAGTTTTTCCGTAGTCAGATGTACGCGCTTCGATCAGATTGCTCCAGGCAACACGACCTACAGATGTCTTGAATTGTGGCATTAGAATGAATAGATTGACCGTTGGTTGAACCAACACCGTAAGCGTACTAAAGCTATTGAACGTTGTCAATGTCTAGCAGAACAAATAGGGATTTTCCCCCAGCCTTTCTCTGTCCAGCGTTCCCACAACTGGTGGCTCAGGTAGCTCGCACATGAGCGACGCCTCGGCTGTGGCCTTGTGTCTCGCAAGGTGATCAACCGAATAGAACCTGGCCCATTGATCATTTAGCTCTGCCCGTAATGTCACAACATGGTCAAGCGTCGTGCCAAAACAGTCGTGAACAGTTGAGATTGGATGCCCGTAGGTGTCGTGCCAGTGGCAAATGAAACGCTGCAAATAAGCTGCATCCATTGAATGCACATAGTCAGGGACCATCTTGCGTTTAGTTCGTTCCACATTGAACGTGGTCTTGTCTTGATCCTTTTGTTGGACCTTTATTGTCCTATTCGCTACGCGCAAGTCAACGTAATCTCCAACTGTCACATTGCTATAGCTCTGCACCATCAATCCATTGGGCGTGAACCAGTGAGGGCGGATGTTCTGTTTCATCTGCATCGCACCAATCTTTCCCAGCCAACGCGCAAGATTGCCGACCTGAGGAAAGCTTCGCTTAAGTGTCTGGTGTGCAGCGCTGGCATACACCTGAGCTAAATCAGAAACTCTGTACCCTTCGTCGGTCAAGAAGTCTTCAACCTCATCCCTCAGGTACTCCCTGAGCGTTTGCTTAAGAGCTAAGAAGCTCCTGCCATAGATGACAGGCATAAAGATCTTCTTGTGCAAGCTCCGTGGCACTGGGTGAGCGGCCCACCATTCCAAATGCTGACGCTGACGTTCATCAATATCAGACAGCAGCAGTTTTGAATCGAGATAACGATCAACCAGTAAGCCAATGCCGGTATACAAATCCGCTGGCCTTGTTCCTATGACGTTGGTGTATTGAGCCAGCTCACTATCACCAGTCAGGCAAGCAACATGCCCCCAGCCTGAACAGGTTTGATCCAACCAATGGATGGTGCCTGTTCGATACCAAGGATTGGCCTGGAAACAAGCCCAGTCCATGCATAACTGAGCAAACCTGAACGGTTCTTTCGCTCGGTCAATGAACTCAAGTTGACCAAGAGGATCACTGCCTGCTGCGCATATCCCACCCCTTTCCTCATGCAAGAAATCCATTCGGGCTTTCTCGTTGCGTTCAATCCCATAGGCCTCGCCTAATGACCAAGCAAATGCTTCTTCATTGCCCTTCATGAGGCTCATCTCTTTCATTTGCAGCATCGCCCTGAAGTGATCGCCGGCCTGAGGGTGTATCTGCCCTCCGTAGGTATAAATACGACCACGATGGTCTTGCTTGTTGACGAAATGCAGATGCCCCGTCTTGTCGAACTGTCCCGTTAAAGACAAGGCGCTAATGATCTGACTGCGCGTGCTGTTCTGCCGCGCATCACTCTTGTACTTCCACAGTGCTTTCCAATAAGCAGTTGGACCTAAACCTCTGACCCTGTAATCCTGATCTTTTGGTGCTGTCAGTCGGTTGCTACTTGGCACCTTGCCGATGGAGTGGCCTGAATCCCAGATCATTTGCAACAGCTGATGCATCTCAACATCAACGAAGAAACACTGAGCCTGTGCGATGTTGACTGATCTCATTACGCAGGGCTTTGCCTGCTTCATGACCTTGTTGAACTCCTCGTAAGGAACAGGAGTGAACTGAGTTTCGATCGTTAAATAACCGCCGTCATGGTGTCCCTTCCATGGCTTGGGTGGCACCATCATTGGCAACTTGACTGGCCTCAACCAGCGCACGATCTCTTTGTAGTTATCAAGGAATTCCCAAAACAATGGCGTTGCTCTGACCCTTTTCTTTCTCCTGCCTCCTGGTTCTGTTCCGGTGTATCCCTCAATGAGACGAGTGCCATGTTCAATGCATTCGATGAATATCCACCCCAGCGCTGTCCTCTGAATGGGCTTTAACGGTTCATAAGAAGCAGCCTTCTTAAATCCTTGATCACGCAGCCTTTTGGTCATCAAATCCATGCCTAGATCGCTGCCGCTAGCAAGCTTCAATCCTTCTAAGTGCTTGCTGTTACCCCATTGGCTATGACACAACCACAGGACGTACTCAGCACGCTTACCCACGACCCTGGCGAGGCCATTGCCATAGGCACTGTCGTGCAACACCCCAAGGACATAAACCAAGGACTCCAAGGCAACCTGAACTAGGTCTTCTTCCTTCTCGATTAAGGCCCATATATGAGAGGACTTGGAAGGTTTGGCGACGCCCTTCTTCCAGCTGGCAATGACTAGCTCTAAATAAGTCCCTGCCAATTTGTTGATCAGTGCTCCCTCTGCTGCTCTCTCCCAGCCAGTGGCCAAGATCCTGGATGCACCTAAGTTTCGGCACCATTGCTCCAGCTCAACCTGTGCTTGGCGTGGTGACTTGACAGCGTTTGACTGTTCCTTTTGCATTTGTTGAGATTCCAGGTGAGACAGCAGTTGTGGACTGGTGTTTGCGTGATGTCAAGCGTCGAAAGGGGTTGCCCACTCTTTTCGTTGGTGAAAAAAATCAGGCTGTGACTGAGTTTGTCTGGGTTTGTGGTTCCTCCTTCGTTCAACTGTTGTCTCGTGTATCTCAGGTATGAGACACCGTTCAACAGTCTGCAAGGTGAGCTAGATCAACACCGCTACTGTGAATGTATCTTTGAGAAGTGCTGATACTTTTGTGGCCTGCCCATGCTTGTATCTGTGGAGCTGTTGCACCGTTGTTAGCAAGCTCAGTGATACGAGTATGCCGCAATGTATGCGCCACCCATTCCTTTTGAACATGCTCGCCTATCCGAAGCTTTTGACATGTGCGTTCAACAGCTTCTTTGTAGTGCCGATAAAAGAGGCCGTATTTCATCGCAAAAACACTTGATTCACTGCGCTTTTTTCTTCTTGTCAACAACGCAAAAATCTCGTTGTTGACTGGCAAACGTCTGGCATTTACTCCCTTTGTCAGTACAAATTGCACTGTTCTTGCTCTTAAATCAACCCGATCCCATCTCAAGGACAGGGCCTCATCAATCCTGCAGCCCATTCGCCTGCAAAAGATGACAACATCACGATGGTCACGCAACTCTGCCCATTCCAGTTGCAACAAGCATTCTTCGTACCAATGATCTCGAATCACTAGATCCCTTGCTTCCGGCAGCGGCATCGTTCGCTTCTCAGGGAACAAAGGCAGTACATCAAGCCAGCCCAAACGCATGGCACGAGTGAGCATCACTTTCAAAGCTGAAAGCTCACTGCGAATAGTGCTGTTCGCCATCCCGTCATCACGTCTGCCTGCCACGTATGCGTCAAGCATTTGCATGGTCACTTGCTTGGGATGCAAATTATTACCAAGACGCTCAACGGCATGAAAAGCTTTCCTCTTTTGCGTGTCGTCTTTACTGATCCAATCTGTTTGCGAGCAAATGCCGTGCAGCTTCAGCAAACAAGCTTTGCTTTTGCTCTGAAGCATCTCGTATCGAGTTGCTTCTTGTTCGGTTGCGAAGTGCTTGGTTTCTCGGCCTAGCGGCCCTTCGATTGCCACAAACCAAGCGTTGCGGTCTTCCCTATAGCGGACTGCCACTTGTCACCTGTCGGTAAAGGTCAATTAATTGGGTTCCTTTGGATGTAAGACGCAAGACGATCGTCCGGTCATCCCCTTCCATCCTTTCTGCGGTAACGAGACCTAGGGCTTGACCCTTTCCGTCTCGCCTGCCTGCTGTGCTCATCACGTCAACCGCCCTGCTGACGGCTGAAAGCGTCACGTCACACTCGATTGCCAGCTCTGTTTGACTGATGCCCGGTTGCATGGCAATCGTAAGGAGCATGTCGATCTGACTTGCTCTGATCTGGGGGCTGACGGCGCGAAATAGACGCAGGCCACCCCGTAAGGCTTGGAGTGTATGCATAAAAACATTGTATGTTCATGTTTGGCGTTGCATGTCAATAATCAGCAACAAGTGGAGAAAAGATCGCACTTCTAGGATCATCGATTTTTGCTTGAGGCCACGCGACTCAGCCCATACATCCACGACCCTCAGCGGGACGTGCAGAGCGCGTTTCCTGGTTCGACTGATACTGAGATGAAAATCAACAGGAAGCCAGAACTTTCCGAAGAATTTAGTGATCATTTTGCTTGTTGGTGTTGTATCAAATGCGGCTGCCACTATCATGCAGGAAGCGTCGCGTTGTCGGCTGTGTAAAGCGAAACAACTTATTGAATCAGGTCAACAGTGTTACGAAGAATACACATGCAGTGTATGAGAATCACTATTATTCTCGTCTTGGACTCTCAAGGTTCGCACTATCGGGACCATGCAGAGCCTCGGCCTGGTAGGTAGGAATCAAGCCCCTACCTTCCCAGCGCCACCCAAGGGACACCAAGGCCTCAACATGGGCTGCAACTGCTTGTTCCTGTTGATCGCTTGTCATTGCTTGATACCGTGCAACTGTTGATTGAATGATAAACACTAAATTGACCACCAGCCGCAGGTGACCTGCTCGCCGTCACTGGAAACCTTTACCAAGACGCCCCAAGAGTGCGATTCGGCCTTGGTTCCATCCCATCCCTTGGCTCCTCCTCTCAAGAGCATAAATTCGGAGAGGTTATAAATACAATTTTTGTACTTAAAAAAAGTTGAGTCAGACTCAAGGTCTTCCAGCCAGTCAAAGTCTTCCCTAATCCTGGCCTGATCTTTAGGTGAAAAATCCCAGATAGTGAGCAGATCCCTGGGCTGATTGTTAGTTTTGACCGTCATGGTTTTGTAAAAAGAATGGGCCATTAGCTGGCCCGTAAGTTGGTGGTTCAGTTCCAGAAATTGCCAAGCCTGAACTCAGCCGTCCAACGTTCAGCCAAGCTTTCAGCAGCTTCCAAACGCACGGCCTTTGGAAACGTTTCATGCCATGCCGTAGTCATTGAGCCGTGCTCTAGGTGGTACTGCTTGGCGGCAGGTATCAAGCAATAACGCTCAAGCGATTTAATCGCCAGATCAAGTGAATAGTTCCCGCGTTTGTAGTGCTTACTCAGATTCTTGATTACTGGGCTGATGTAGGCCTGGGTGTTCTCCGCGTAAAGCTCAAGCTCGCGTGCTGCATCAGAAAGGGTCATGGTTCAGTCTCAGGATTGAGTTGTGTTTGCCCGTCATGGGCAAGGCCTAGGCCAGGCATCGCACCTGACCAGTCGCGTGAACGATTAGGCGATCAAGTGTTGAAAGGTGTCAATACTCCCAGTCGTCCGAGTCGCAGTTGTGGCCATTAGATGCTGGCCAGCCGCAAACTTTGATGTTTTCAAGTTTCCTGATCGCATCAGTGACCTGCTTGACATTGCTCGGTTCGTGCATCAGTGGCAGCAACTCCCGATAAGCCTTGAGCGAGTCATTGATTGCGGCTAGGTCTTTTGTTGTCATTGTTCGGGTTGCAGTGAAGTTGTGAGCGCAGCGAATAACTAAACGCAAGTGTTGAAGGTTGTCAATGTTTGATCAGTAGAAACGTTGCTCCATTTCAAAGCGCAAGTCATCCATGTCCTGATTTCGCTGATACTCCATTTCCCTGCGAAGGTTGTCCATCTCTATCTGGCGGTTCAGCGCTGCATTCATGCAGGCTGCATCGCCCCTGCAGTTGAATCCAAGGGCCTTGGCCGGGTAGTCGTTGCCCATGCAACAGGCAAGGACGCAAGCTGAGGCAAATAGTGTCTTGATCATGATTAATGAGTGAGAATGTTGAATGTTGGCAATGCTTAAACAACCGAGCAATCGACTGGCTCAAACTGCCAGCCAGACACAAACTCACCTGTTGCATCCAGCCGCTCAACCTTGATGTTCTCGCTATCCATTGTGTCAATGAGAATAAAGTCGCCAGTCGGTAGCTCAATCGACAACCGCTGATCAAGTGTTACTGGAATTGTTGGGGTGTGCATGATTAAAAAGTGAAAGTGTTGAATGTTGGCAATACGTGGTTAGCGGTCTGACTGCAGGCGATGCATTGAGCTGACCTGCACTCTCTTGAGTGCTTGTTGTGCATGGAAGGGAAGCTCAGGCCGTGGATTGTCCAACACGACAGCGACAAGCCACAACCAGGCTCTGTAATAAGCATCTGTCGAATGCCTGCCGGAACTTATCGCCCGATCACGCGCTAGTCCGTCTTCCCATGCCAAGGCGTCCATAACGTCTACAGCGCGAATTGGGCCTTGTAGATAGTTGGTGGTCATGATCATTCTCTAGTGAGGGTCTGGCGTTGAACCACCGAGCAAGCGTTGCGCGGTGTCAACTGATCAGTTTATAAAGCATCAACATTGTCATTGTCAACATGCATTGCCTAATGGCCTTGCATTGTTACCCCTTTCACGCTGGCTTAACTCCTTGCCCTGACTAGCCTCAACCCCCGTTGGTTCCGTTTTATATAAATTCAATACCCCTTTATCAAGGGAGCGCAGCTCCCTGGTCAACAACAGAATTAACGATTTAAACGACCTTTCACAAAACATGTGTGCTTCAACCTCTTAGTCCTGTTGCACCCTCTTTAATAAGTAGAAAGAAAGAACAGCCGAACAGCCTTAACAACAAAAGAATTGATCCTTGCTTATTTAATACCCTGTTGAATTGTTGACTGTTCAACAACTCAGCTCGGATTGAACCGCGCCGCGTTCACGCAGGCCTCACGGCCTGCATTCACTTAGCGGTTCAAATCCTCCCTTCGTTGTTGTATCTATCCTTCATTGTGTTGCATCAACGCTGCACCTCTATCACTTTGATGCATAACTCCTTGCAATTATGTCTCACTGTTCTTCACCGTGCTGCAGGTGATTCGTCCCCTTATGTTTGTGCTGAGGGGTCGCTCACGTATCACCATTTATGTAATTGAAGGCCAGCATTTGAAGTGCCAGTAGATGTAACTCAAGGCAAACAAAAGGGGTTGTATACCCCTTCCACGTAAACACTGGGATCTCAGCCCCTAAATATCGACCCCCCGGCGGGGAAAATTCTGTTTGCGACCACACAGGTA